CGCGACGTTTCGGAGCTCACCCAGACGTGCTCGCTCGACGTGGCTGATGACGGTACGGCGACGCAGAGGGACGTCGCGACATTGCTCGGTGTGACGCAGACGGCCGTCGCAGAGCTTGAAGTGCGCGTGGTGGCTCGGCTGCGCGAGAAGTTGCGGGCCTTCCGCGACAGTGACGACGCGGGCGTGCCACCGTCGGCTCCCCCGCAGGCGGATAGGGCAGCTGCCCCGTTCGTTCCGCTCGCTGCGCTCGTTGCGAAGCCATCGGGCAAAAGCCGCCGGTACGATTCACCCGTGGTGGACCGATGGCGCGCCGAGGCGCTCGATCGGGCGATCGCCACGGCCAGTGCACAGGTGTCGAATGCATGAACTCGCTGCCGATCTATGGCTCGGAGACGCGCATGCCGTACGCGCAGGCGAGGGCGGCGTTGCTCGAGCTGCGCCCCGCGGAACGGTCCACCGTCAACGGCGTGCCGGTCATGCGCGTGTCGTGCGATGGCGTGTGGTTCGAGGTCGCGAGTGTCTGGCACGACCTCAGACGGACGGGGCACGGCAGCGACGCTGGGCCTCGCATGCAGATGCTGGGATTGCCGGACGCCGTAGCTCGGTGCGCGTCGGGATACGTCGAAAGGATTGTGTGGCGATGAGAGCTGCGGACGAACACCTGCACGCCTTCCTCGCCGCCTGCGGCCTGCACTTCGACGGCGTGCCGAACGTGTTCGCGCAGCCGCCACGCCGGGTGCCCGCGCCGCTCAACGACGCCGCCCGCGCCGAGCTCGCCGCCCAGTATGCCGAGGTGGAGCGCCAGCTCTGGGCGCATTCGTACCCGGTCCCGAGCGCCGAGCCCTTGGAGCACGCCTGGCAGCGCATCACCGACAAGCTGCCCGACTCGGCACGCGAGCGGGCACGAGCGCTACGCCGGGCTCGCCTCGGCATCGCGCGGTACGGCCTGCGCCGGCTGCGCACCGGCCATGAGTGGTGGTGGCAGCGGCCGCTGTCCGCGGTGCGCGCCGAGACGGTGCGGGTGCTGAAGGCGCTCGGGCATGGGCGGTTCGCGGTGCTGGTCGACGGCGCGGGGGGCGAGAGTTCGGCCCGTGCAGATGGAGCTGGGGCTATGACACACAAAGCCCCCGACACCTGACGGCATCGAGGGCTCCGACCACTGTGCGGCAGCGGTGATCGGAGTGTAGCACATGGTAACCCTGATCAAGCCAGCCCTCCACGGCTTCGACGCCGACGGTGTGCGCCGGCCCGTCCAAGCGATCCCAGTGCACCCAACCACCTGCCGCTGTGGCGCCGTCCTCGAGCCGCTCCGCCGCTTCGCCGGGCTCTGTCGCCCGTGCGTCCTGGCATGGGCGCAGTCGCAGCGGTCGTCGCGATCACCGCCGGCTCTGCAGCTTGCCTCGCAGTTCCGCGAGCTCGGCCGCACGACGCGAGCACGGCCCGATGGCCGTACCGAGCAGTATGTGCAGGTCGAGTGCTCATGCGGGCGGCGACGCGTCCTGAAGCTCACCACCTGGCTGCACCATCAGCCGCGGTGCTGCAACCGCTGTCGGCTGCGCGACGTCGACGCGCACGGGTTCGAAGCCGAGTGTCGTCCTCGGTATGGCCGCCGTCCCGAGGGCATTCCCGCGAAGAGAGCTCCGGAGTAGTCGCATGCCCGGCAAGAAAAAGTCCATGAACGCGAAGCGCAAGCGCTTCGTGCTCGAGTATCTGGTCGACATGAACGGCACCGCTGCCGCGGTCCGCGCCGGCTACAGCGTGCGCACCGCCAAGGAGATCGCCTACGAACTGCTGCGCGACCCCAGCGTGCAGGCCGAGCTCAGTAAGCAGATGGCCAGGGTTGCGGAGAGGCTCGAGATGCGCGTCGAGGACGTGGTGCGCGAGTACGTCAAGATCGCGCGCGCCAACATCACCGACTTCCTGAGCTTCGGGCCCGATGGCGTCGACCTCAAACACTCGTCGGAGCGCACGCCCGAGCAGCTCGCGGCGATCGCCGAGGTCCGCATGTTCGCAGGCGGCGACGGCAAGAAGTCGGTGGCGCTGAAGCTGCACAGCAAGACCGACGCCCTCCTGGCGCTGGGCCGGCACCTCGGAATGTTCGTCGATCGCCACGACCTGCGCGTCGAGGGCAAGGCCGAGGTGCGCTTTTACCTGCCGGACAATGGCCGTCGCCCCGGTCAATAGCCCCGCGCCGGCCGTGAGCCCGGTTGAGATTCGGCCGCAGGACGGCTCGCAGGAAGCGTTCCTCGCTTCACGGGCTGACATCGTGTTCTACGGCGGCGAAGCCGGCAGCGGCAAGACAGGCGGGCTCGTCCTCGAGGCCCTGCGCAACTACGACGTGCCGGGGTTTGGCGCCATCATCTTCCGCCGCACTTCGCCACAACTCGAAGGCCCGGGCTCGCTCTGGGAGCTGATGAGCGACTGGTATCCGCTGCTCGATGCGCGGCTGACGCAGAACCCGTTCAAGGCGGTGTTTCCGAGCGGCGCCAGCGTGCGGCTCGATCATCTCCAGTACGACACTGACAAGCTCAAGCACCAGGGCAAGGGCTATGTGCTCATCGGTTTTGATGAGCTGCCGCACTTCCTTGAGACGCAGTTCTGGTACCTCTACAGCCGCAGCCGCAGCACCACGGGCGTCCGGGCGTACATCCGCGCGACCATGAACCCGACTGCGGACAGCTGGGTCAAGAAGCTGATCGCATGGTACCTCGACGAGCGCGGCGAGTTCATCCGTCCTGAGCGCTCGGGAGTCCTGCGCTACTTCTACCGCGTTGACGACGAGCTCGACTGGGGTGACAGCGAGGAAGAACTGCGCGCTCGGCACCCGGAGCGGCGCGACCGGCCAACCAGCTTCACATTCATCCTGGGACTGCTCTCCGACAACAAGATCTTGCTCGCCAAAGATCCTGGCTATCCCGCTCGGCTGATGGCCCTGCCGCGCGTCGAGCGTGAGCGGCTGCTCGGCAGCGGGCGGGGCGGCAACTGGCTCATTCGTCCCGCGGCGGGCCTGTACTTTCAGCGCAGCTGGTTCCGGGTCATCCCGGCCGCGCCCACTGACGTCGTGGCGATCGTGCGCGCCTGGGACAAAGCCGCGACCCAGGTCACCGTCGAGCGTCCCGATCCGGACTGGACGCGCGGGGTCAAGATGGCGGCGACGCGCTCGGGGCGCTTCGTGGTGCTGCACATCGAGTCCCTGCGTGGCTCGCCACACCAGGTCGACCGGGCGATGGCGAACATCGCCGCCCAGGACGGCAAGGCCGTCAAGATCTGCATCTGGCAGGACCCGGGCGCGGCAGGCGTGGTGGACGTCGCGCACACCAAGAGCATCTTGGTTGGGTACTGGGTCGAGTCGGTCATCGCGCGCGAGGACAAGGTCAGCTACGCCGGGCCGTTCTCGACCCAGGTCGAGGCCGGCAACGTCGACGTGCTCGCCGGCGCTTGGAACGAAGCCTTCTTTGCCGAGCTCGAGGGGTTCCCGGACGGCGCCCACGACGACATGGTGGATGCATGCTCCCGCGCGTTCCTGGCCCTTCACAAGCCGGGCGTCCTCGCATACCAAAGCGCCATGGATGCGCTGAGGGTGGAGCTGCTGTCATGAACGTGGTGCAGCGCCTCGACAGCTGGGTCAACGCGCTGACGGGCCTCGGGGGGCTGCGTGACAAGCTCAGCTACCATCAGATCCTTCCCAATGTGCGCCTCACCGACGGCGCGCTCGAGGCCCTCTACGACACCGACGACATCGCCGCGAAGATGGTCGACAAGCTGCCGCGCGACGCCACCCGGCGGGGCTTTTCGCTCGAGTTCGAGGGCGAGAGCGACGACGAGAGTGCCGAGGCCATGCGTGCGCTGTACGCGCAGCTCGAGGACATGTCCGTGCTGCCCAAGCTGCGCGAGGCATGGATCTGGGGGCGCCTCTACGGCGCGGGCGCGGTGTACTTCGGCGCCGATGACGGCTTGCTACCCGAGGAGCCTCTGGCCGAGGATAAGATCCAGGAAGTGCGGTTTCTCAACGTGCTCACGCGGCCGCAGCTGCAAGTGCGCACGCGGTACCGCGACATCGCGGGCGCGAAGTTCGGCCAGCCAGAACTGTACGCTGTGCGCCGCGCGGACGCGCGGCGAGACGCTGCGCTCGAGGTGCTGATCCACGAATCGCGGTTGGTGCTGTTCCCGGGCGCCCTCACCGCGCGCAGCGTGACGCAGGGCACCGACGACTGGGACAACTCGATACTGCAGCGCGCGCACGATCGGCTGCGGCAGAGCGCGAGCAGCTGGCAGTCGGCCGCGCATCTCATGACCGACGCGAGCCAGGCGGTGCTCAAGATCCAGCACCTCGTCGACCTCATCGCGGCCGGCGGCGAAGCGCAGCTGCGCGCGCGCATGGAGATCATGGACATGGCGCGCTCGGTGTGTCGAGCGGTCCTCGTCGACGCGGAGCGCGAGGAGTTCACGCGCGTGGCGACGAGCTTCACCGGACTGCCGGAGATGCTCGACCGCTTCATGATGCGTGACGCCGCGGCGGCCGAGATGCCGGTCACGCTGCTCTATGGGCGCTCGCCTGCGGGGCTGAACGCCACCGGCGAGAGCGACACGCGGGGCTGGTACGACGTGGTGGAGGACGCGCAGAACGACGTGCTGCGGCCGCGGCTCGAGCGCGTGCTGCGGGTGTTCATGCTTGCCAAGAGCGGGCCGACACACGGCAAAGAGCCCGAGAATTGGAAGCTCGAGTTCCACCCGCTCTGGCAACCCACCGCGAAGGAGGCGGCCGAGACGCGCAAGGTCAACGCCGACACGATCGCCACGCTGGTCACTGCGCAGGTGATGCTGCCCGAGGAGGGCGCGCTCGACTTGGCGCAGTCGGGCGACTTCTCGACGATCGACGTCGAGGCGCGCACGCAAGCGCTCGAGGTCGAGAATGAACTCGCGGCCGATCCCGAAGGCATCGACCCGACGACCGGTGAAGCCCCTGTTGCTGCTGAGCCCACTGGTCC